GGCAGTGCATGACTCGCGCCCACGTCCAAGATCAGATTTGCGTTCTTGCGTTGCTCGGCAGAAATCGGCTGACCCTTGACGGTCAGATCAGTCCCAGCAGGGATGCCAAGTGACTTGTCGTGTTGCTTCTGCTCCGCTTTCTGCGAAGCCTGTGCTGCATTACCGATCGGCTGAATCTTGTTAAGCTCGGGAATCACGTAGGGGATCTTGCCAAACTCCTTGATCTCGCGCAACATCCGTAGAACGAACTGTGCGCGCGTGACCTTGCTACGAGCCGTCTTCATTGAAGCCTTGATTGGCTTGTTGTAGCTACGAGCGACAGCGATCTCACGGTCTTCAAATCCAAGTGTGAGAATAGATCCGTTCTTACTCACCGTCTTGAGCCTGAAGTACAGACCGTCGATCTGAATGTCCTCGTGCTTAAACAGGCGTCCAGAGTTGAGTAGACTACGATCAATATCAGCAACAGTAAGGGTCACAGTACTAGCACCCTCGATCGTTCGATCTACCGTGATGTCTTGAATTGCATCGATGATGTTGATGCTTGATCCCGAGATCCCTTGTTGGTTAAGCGAGAGATACAAGGACGTTAGATCAACATCATCACCCATCAGCTCCAGCTGCGTCGGACGATAACGCGATAGCTGCAGCTTCTCGACAGCAGTCGGCTTCTTGGGTGCGTTCTTGACCTTGGTCATCCGGGCGGAATCCTCAGCCTATCTCCTGCGTCCACGGTCTTAGGATCACGGATGTGATTCGCGTCAGCAATGAGCTTCCATTTAGAAGCGTTGCCATAGAACTTCTGCGCGATCTTGCTGAGCGTATCACCCTTCTTGGCCGTGTATACCTTGGGCTTACCAGTCTTCCCCTTGCCCTTAGCAACATGTGGAATCGGTGATCTGAATGCTTCATTATCATCCGGCCGATATTCCAGCAGATTCACGACACAATCCTGCCGCACCCGGACAGCCTGACCGCCAACATAGTTCCACAGAACATTCGTGCCCCACTGGAAGTTCTCGATCACCCAGAGTGCTACGCCAGGGTTCGGAACAGCAAAAGCCTGCCATGTAACAACAGGAGGTTCACCACCGCTAAGAGGCGGCAGTCCCATACGGCTGAGACGACTGATGTTGACTTCCTGCCCAATGCCGGTGCGAATGCCGTCAAAGATGATCGGGATCGACATGCGGAGGGGATCCTTGCCGTCCCATTGCGTCAGGCCTACACGACGTTGACGACTGAGAACCGTCCAGCCACCGTAGCCACTTACCACCTGAGCAGGCGTAGCATCAAGGAATGCGGTCACATCAGCGATGCCATCGGCGCTGAAGGTGATGGTGTACCTTGGCCGGTTGTACAGGAAGGGATCAGCCATCACGCTCTCGCTATGTAGGCAGACTGATAGGACCAGACGATCTGTGCAACCTTCTTGCCGTCAATGTAGACATCAGAGGGCTGAATCTGAGATGGCATCCAAGATTCCTGCAAGTTGAATCTGCCGTGCGTCTGTAACGGGGAGACCTGCGCCCCACCGGGCAGGCGCATGAGCTCTGGGCCGTGTTCTCCCACCATCACCATGCCACCACGCTGTACGACGCCGCCAGTTTGTAGGCCGAAAATGCCTCCCAGGCTTCCGAATGGATGTGTTACCATATTCAAAAGCGAGCTTCCGATTCCCTTGAGTGTGCCCAGTGGGTGGAAGATATAGTCCATCAGCTTCTTGCCGATGTTCCAGATGTCCACCATCACCTTGTACAGTTCCTTGAACACCCAGAGCAGGCCGTTCTTGATCCCGGTGGCGACCAAGTTCATCAAGTTGTGGAACCAGCGCCATTTGAAGTAGAGCAACACGATCAACCCTACAAGCGCGACGACAGCGGCGATGATCCATGCGATCGGTCCGAGCGTAGCGATCCACGCAATAGTGGCCGCGATCGCTTCACGGATGAACGCCGGCACTAGTCTCTCGTACAGAGCAATGGCCAATGCAATCGTTTCGGTCTTCAGAGCCAAGAACATCAGCCGAAGCCTGAACACATATTTCTCGAGTGTGGTCATCGCCCGGAATGAACCGTTCACATCTCGGACATAACCGTTAAATGCTACGCTGAGAAGACCCTGCGCAATCTTCCACGCCGCCATACCCCTGATGATCATTCCCTGAAGGAAGTAGTAGGCGCGCAGAGCGTTGTACATCAACCACTGCGCGAAGGTGAGATCCTTCGTCTCGGTAGCATCCGCAACCTTCCAGAAGGTGTCCAGCTTGGTCATCATCGCGGCAGCGAACATAGCTGTCTTGTAAGCAATCAATGCCGGAATCAACAACCACAGCAGCCATCCGAAGTGCTGCACAAAGAAGTTAAGTGTTATCAGAATGGGCAGCAATAGCTTGAGACCAACGTAGAATATGTCCCAGACAGCGTGTGAGCGCGCCACATCTCTGACGAGTCCTGTGAAAATTGACCAGAGTTGCCTTAGATCCGCCATCATGGCATTGAGCAGCTTCTCTCCACCACTGCCGAAGATGATACCCACGATCCCGCCCACGGTCGGATGCGGACCGGCACGTTTCTGAATTGAATCAAACCACTTGTTCATATCAATCAAGCGACCCTGAATGCGCGCGAAGAAGCCGCTCTCGATCGAGCCCATGATCTGCGACAGATCATCCTTAAACGTCGTGAACAGACCGTGTAGTGATCCTGTGGCGATACGGTAGGCAGCGTTGGCGTAGCCAGGCGTCGTCTCGATATATCTGTTCAGAGCCTGTAGCACTACGTTGGTAGGGATGCCCAATTGCCCCACCTGGTGCATCTGGTCGGCAGTAAGACCGAGCTCTTTGCGCAGCGCAGCGTAGATTGGCAGACCGTCGCGCGCTAGCTGCAGAGTTGTCTGGCCGGTGAGCCTGCCCTGAAAAGCCATGTGCTGTAGCGCGACAGCTACACGATTCAGAGCACCTGGTGTCGTGCGGCCCACGAATGCGAGCGCATCCGACATAGACTTGATAGTTTCGTTCGTCGTATGTACGCTGATGCCCAGCGGGTGGAACGCACCGTACATCTGACGGAACGCGACCGTAATGTCTTTGAACTGGAACGGCGTGTACTTCGTGAAGTTGAAGAGATAATCTAGTTCTTTGTTGACATTGAACGTCGCACTCTGTAGCGGAGCCAACGCCACACGCGCTGTCTGCATCGCGCTATTGAATTGCCAGCCCCATTTCAAAGCCATCACACCACTGGCGACCAGGGCAAGCGTCGTACCGTAAGTCAGACGCCGCATGGTGAACAACGCCTGATTCATCAAGAAGCCGCGCTCGGCAGTTCCCTTGAATGCGACGCCTGTTTCCTCAGAAGCAACTGTCAGTTCTTCGAGGGCGGCAACCTCGGCTTCAGTACCGGCGATGAATTCACGTGTACCGGCTAGGCGGGTGAGGATGACGACTTCTTGCTCAGCCGCCATCCTCAGCCTCCACCAAACAGCTTACCTACATTGTTGGCGATCTGCACGGCGAGATTATGCTGATCTTGCAGGTAGAGCTCCCGGTGGGCAGCAGCGATGGCCTGCATGATATCACGCTCGTACGAGCTCCTTGTCGTTAGGAATCTCATGGGATTCATACCTGCCATCGCTATGAATGCTGCCTCACTGATCTCGTCGTGCTCTAGAGGTTTCCCGTGAAGAACTCCTGCGTCACATCAACGCTGGTGTCCGTGAACCAGCGGTTGAGGACGAAGTTATGCTGCGCGATCGCGGCGTCGTTATTGGCGAACAGGCCGAAGACGACGTCACGTGCACGGTCAGCGTCCTCGATCTTGTCGTCAAACTGCAACGCTTCAGCCAGATCTCGCGTAAAGCCGGTGATGGGTTCACCGTGGAACGTGAGTGGCTGTATCTCACCATCACCGGCGACGTCCACGAACATGCCGGTGCAGGAGATGATGATCATCTCTACTGCCGCGTTAATCTGGCGCTCCCAGCGCGACTTGTGCTCCCGCGTGATCCTACCGCCGATCCGCTCGATCTCAGGACCATCGAGCAATCGGTGTCTGGCAAGGAGAAGCGGAGGCTCTTTGTCATATCCAGGCACAGGAATATGTGTCTCTCGTGTCTCAGAGATGACTCTCCGCTTCTCCGCCAGCTGTCCAAGCAGATTCTCCGGTTGGTCACTGTTACTCGTAGCCAAATCCGAGAGAACCGGCATATCAGGTTCGACCATCTTTGCTCCCTCCCTTTGATGCTTCCTACGACGCCGTTGGGTAGCCCTCGACAACCATCTCGAGCTCGATCAGGCCTGCATTGGCTGCTTCAGAATCCACCTCCGGTGGTGTGCAGCGATCGAGGATCCCGTGATAGACGATGGGCTTTCCGTAGACGTTTCCGTCGATGTCGAGCGGCTGCTTGCTCACAACCATGTTTGCCTTACCGACCCCGTTGAGGAGACGTTGCACATGATCGTGGTCGCGCGCGAGCCGATACAGCCGAGACACGACGACGTTGGCGACGGACACCAAACCGCCGAGCGATACGGGCGGAGCCATACCGCCAGGCCGGTACTGCGTTGAGCTTGCCGACTGCCCACCGCCGGTCATCTTGTCCCAGGTGCCGAGATTGATCAGGCTACCTGGGTCTGCGACGTCCTCGACGTGAACGTTCAGCAGATAGGTATCTGACCTAGTCGGACCGCCAGCCATCATGCCACCGCCTGGGTGATCGGAGTATTCACGATCTCGATCGTGACGAGCTCAGCCATCGGAGATGGCCTCACCGCGATGACTGCCCTGAGCTCGTTATTGGCAAGCACCGCTGGTGTGTTGACTGCTGGCCCAACGTCCACATTGAATGCCTGGTCGGACGTCGCGCCGTAGATCTCGCCGGCATTCCAGTCTGCCATGACGAGAGAGGTGAGCGCACCACCGTAGGCCGCGATGGTATGCCCTTGGCCGTCGATCATGTCGAAGACGTACTGTTCACCAACCGCTGCCGCCCGAGCCGCCAGTCCCATGAGGTAGCGCACAGTGCCCAGCGGGACCCAGTACGGATTGTTGACAGGATCTGCGAGTGAACGCCAGCCATAGATTGTCGGGGCACCATAGATGTCGCGAACGACATTGATGCCCTGAGTATTCCACGTCTGACGCGTGTTATCGTCGATTGCCGGCTGACTTACATCAACGGCCCAACTTGAGACGCCGTTGGCCAGACCAGCGGCTGGTTCTGCAGGACCGACACTCGCATCAACTGCCGACGAACGCCCCGCAACCAGAGCACACGGTGGAACGACGGACGTCGTACCAGCAACAACACCCGGACCCTTGATCCAAGGCCAGAAGAATGCAGCGTACTGACCGTTGCCTGTTGCCTTGGCCGCAGTTGCCGAGGCGGTGACTGTTGCCTGGGTCGGCGTGTCTGGCGAATCCAGAATCGCACACCGATTGTTGGCAGCAGCATGATCGGCTAGCTGCGTGTGTCCAAGGTCTGTCGTTCGTCCTGGAGCCGAAACATTGCCCGGACCCAGATCCTTGCTGAATAGAGCGAGCGCGGCTGCCCACTGCGCATCGGTGACGTTACCCCGATCGTCATTGCCACCCGTCATCGCGGTGAGTGCCTTGGTGGTCGGTGGGTTGGACGAAGCACCAAGTGCGATCGTGATGTACTGACTGGTCTCACCGTAGGTTACACCATCGGCCTGCGTTGTAAGCGTGGGCGACTGCTCCAGGATGTTGTTGCTGATGTCGGAGACCTGAATGACGTAAGTGCCGCCTGTTACGGTCACCCCAACCTTCAAGTTGTTTCCGTAGGCTCCTGGGCCCAGAGCACTGACGACAAGTGAGACTGCTGCGCCGGCATCGTTCAGATTCGTAGTCGCCTTAGCAGCTGCCGGACCAACCACACGTCCGACATACGCCTGACTCCCACCCTCCCGGAAGAAGACATTGAGTGCATCGTACATGATACTGTACGAGACTCGCGCTCCTAGTAGACGGGTGAAGTCAGTCATACTCTGAATGAACACCGGCGCGTTGCTTGGCCCCTGGTCACACAACCCTACAGCGAACCAGACGCCGGTGTTGGTGGGAGCGGAGCGAGGCGGTGCAACGGTCAGCTGCACAACTTGCGTGCCTGGGCGCACGAGTAGCGCATAGAGCGTCGCGAGCATGCCGAAGACCAGATTCAGCAGGATCACTCCTCACCACCTCCTTCCAGGGTCGAGATTGACGCCACATCAACCAGAACGCCATCATCGATCAACGTCTGATTGTGCAGCAGACCTGCGTCGTCGGAACCCAGGTCCACCGTTTCGCCGATCGCAAGCATACTGCCGTCAGCGAGATCCTGGACGTGGGTGCCCACGAACTTGTACGTGGTATCACTACCGCCGCCACCGCCCGGTGGCTTCTTTGGTGCTGCCTTCTCCGCCATCACACCTCCTCCATGATCTCGATTTCGGCGGTTACGGTCTCAACTTCTGGCCAGGTACTCCCAGGCTGAGTAGGATCTGGCGGTGGTTCCGGTTGACCGTATGCTGCCGGACCACCATACCTGCTGACGACTTCCGCAACGTCAATCTCGAACACGACTTGTCCACATCCGAGGGTGAGCGTGTCGTTGAAGTTGAAGTTGTCGTCGTAGCTCTCATCGAGCCATGTTGCACCGTCAGAGTATCCGCCCAGTGACTGATGCTGCAGTATGATCGTGCGAGCCATCCCCGTATACAACCGGAGAAGACGCTTGGTGTCCATACGATCTTGCCCACTTACAAACACACCGATCGCGAGCGAGAACGTAACTCGGAATGTACCGTCCCCCTCTTGCATGGGGATCTTCCTGCCCAGACCAGGACTGACTACAACGATCGCCGGCAGCTGATCAGCATTCTCTCGGTCAAGCCGCTCGGCCGTTATGTAGGCACGCGGCAGGGGCAGAGCATCCTGAGGGATGTTTCTGGGATCTGGCGGAGCAGGTGACTGTAGCTCCACCTCACGAATGTAGACCGGGAACCAAGACTCAAGAGTGTTGACGGCTGCATTCTCGAGATCGTCCGCGATGAAGATCTGTCCGAAGACGCTACTCAACGGGAGCCACCCATGCTTCTAGAAATCGTTCACCGATGATCTGCGTAAACCGTTCCCGATCAGCAACTGTAAACTTCATGAATGGACGATACTTCTGAGACGGTTCCGCCTGTGGCAGTCTTGATCCGAAGTACATGCGATCTGGCCAGATATCAAGCCTTTGCCCCTTCGCACCCCAGATAGTGACGGAATTCATCAGATCACCCCTGGCGATGTTGATGCGAAGATCCCAGCCTAGCTTAGCCTTACGTTCCAGCCAATCTGGAGTGAGTGGCTTCCACGACCCACCACCCCGGCGACCCTGGCTCTGGAAAACTTCTTCTTCCATCGCCATCATGAAGACAGCGATCCGTCGGAAAGCAGGGGACATGTCCACGGCAGCAGCACCCATGCGGTTGAACCGCAGCTGCGCCTGTTTGATGCCTTGCGCTTCGACGAAGAAATTTACCATAAGGTCCTATACCCATAGGCGGGATATTGATCAGAGTCGGGGAATGTGCCGACCGCCTGCAACGTCGGACCCGTCTCGACCAGCTTATCCGTGCTGCCTGACTGAATCATGAGGGAGACCTGCGAGCTGAGCCGCTGTAGATCTTCCTCGTACAATTCTTTCAACTGCGGGTAGATGCTGCGGCCGGTGTTCACCTGCTCGCTGTAGTAATCGAGTTCAATCTGCATCGCCGTGCGCTCAGCCACCACACCGGCAGCATCGTCCCAGAGCGGCTGTGGGATATCGTCACCGATCACATCCGATACACGGTCAGCCTCGATGTTGATGAGCTGAATGACCTGCGTATCAGTAGGGCGTGTATCAGCGTTGAATGTACCAACCTCGTTACCGTACTTGTCCTTGGTGCGCGAGATGATCATATCTGCTACCTGTTGCACCGTCGGCATCCACTCTGCCTGAGGCTCAGGCAGGTTTTGGATGGGCTCTGATGCTACGAAGCTCCCGCTGGGATCCTCGAATAGTATTTGGTACCAGCCTTGTACCAGCGTCGCGTTGTCCGTTGTGAACGAACGCGCTGCAGGATGTGAAGGATCAGTATCAACAGGCGTGATGTCTTGCGTGTCGATTAGATTCCACGGGCCATCGGCAACCGCGCTCTCATTGATCTTGATAATCGTCCACGCTACACCGTCGAAACGGGCTGGCGGAGTGTAGTCAGTAAAGCTAACTGTATTCATGACACGCTCCCTGTTTTGACCGTTCCGATAGTACCATTCCGAACACCGCTGATGCTACCACCCCTGGTGAATGTCTGCTCAACAATTCCGATGTGTACAGTCATGACACGCCCGGTCATCGGAGTGTTGAAGATAAATCCGGCAGGCATGGTGCCAACCATGTGTTCCCGCAGTACCAGGGTGACTGCACCACTTACGGTGGCCGTAGCCAGAATGTTCCCACCTACGACACCCCTACCGACCGAAACGGTGCCGTAGACATTGGACGTGGCAGCTACAAAGCCGTAGATCACCCGTAGTCGTACGATCGCGCCACTAACGGTGCTGGTAGCCAGAATCTGGGCGGGTAGCACAGGCCTTAGCCGCTTCACCGACCCTGCAACTGTGCTCGTCGCATTGATGACTGCCGGTACAATGGGACGCGCTCTCCCGACCGACCCGCCCAGAGTTGAAGTGGCAAAGATGGCCGTCGGAACGATCGGCCTCTGACCCTGCCGGAAGATTGAGCCGGTGAACGTGCTGGTCGCTAGGATCTGCGCTGGCGTGATCTTGCGTAGTGCACGGGCAGAGCCGGTGAACGTACTCGTCGCAAGAATCTGCGCCGGAAGCACTCCGCGCGCGACGCGGATAGAGCCAGCGAACGTACTGATTGCATTGATCTGACCACCAAAGACGTGAAGGACGCGAACAGAGCCGGTGAACGTACTCGTCGCAAGAATGTTGACCGGACGTATTGCCCGAGACACAACAACTGCGCCAGAGAACGTGCTCGTGGCAAGCATGTTCGTCGTAGGCTTGATTGCCCGTCTTACCGCGATCGTTCCGGTGAAGGAACTCGTCGCACTGATCTGAGCAGGAATGATCGCACGCTTGATAGCTACCGTGCCGGAGAACGTAGACGTAGCGTTGATCTGCGCCGGTGTCGGCTGTGGATGACCACCCCTTGTGATTGCACCGGTGAAGGTACTTGTGGCGCTAATCTGAGCAGGAGCAATCTTACGCAGAACACGTACACTGCCCGAGAGGGTGCTGGTGGCCGAGACCTGCGCAGGAAGAATAGCGCGACGAACACTAACAGCGCCGCTGACCGTGCTCGTCGCGCTCATTTGCGCGGGCGCTACCTTGCGAAGCGCACCAACGCTACCTGAGAACGTACTAGCTGCATTGATCTGAGCCGGTATAATTGGCTTACCGGCAAATCCTTTCTGGATGCTACCCGAGAACGTGCTGGTAGCAGAGATCTGCGTCGTCGGCCGAATGCCACGCGCCACCTTGATAGCGCCAGAGAGTGTACTCGTAGCCGCGATCTGTGCCGGGAAGACACCACGCCTGACGCCCACCGTGCCGGCAAACGTAGACGTAGCACTGATCTGCGTTCCTACGACTGGTCTCCGTCTGCCGATACTGCCGGCAAGGGTGGACGTCGCATTGATTTGAGCAGGGACGATCTTGCGTAGAGCACGTGTACTACCTGAGAAGGTGCTCGTCGCAGCGATCTGTGCTGGAACAACCTTGCGCAGAGCTCCGATCGCTCCGCTGAAAGTAGATGTCGCGCTGATTTGCGCTCCAACAACCGCCTTCCTTCTACCGATGCTACCGCTAAATGTACTGGTCGCACTGATTTGCGCAGGTGCTATCTTGCGCAGAGCACGAACCGCTCCCGACATCGCACTTGTAGCAGAGATCTGCGCCGGAGTGATGATCTTGGGTGGTACAATCTTGCCGATCGCACCGGACATAGTGCTCGTCGCGCTAACCTGAGCCGGAGCGAGGGCCCAGGTATGAGCATACAGCAGATCAGGGTTATACACCCAGGTCGGGTGATCGGCATGAAGCGCCGAGTAACTCGACCAGCCGATGTTGACCTGCGAGTATGTCCGGGCTACTGCAGACACGTCAGTCCTGGACCACCGACAATGCGTTTTGGGCGACCTGCGGAGTGTCGCCTACGTTGATGGTCGTCGAGGTGACCGTGCACCAACAGATTCCGTTGTCAGCGGAGGTACCAGCATTAGCGTCAAGGATGCCGAGGTAGGTGATCGTGTTGTTGGTGCCGGTGCCCGTCGACGTCGGCCAGGACTTCGTGGCGTCCGACGGAAACGTCTTGGTGTACGTCGTCGTACCAGTGCCAGCAGCGAAGATCGTCGTGTTATTCGTGAGTGCCAACGCTGCGTAGCTCGTGTATGCGCACTTGCCAGTCGTACCGCCGTTGAACGTGTCGTCCAGCGCACTGGCCCAAAGGTTGATGTAGTTTGTCGTAACTGCGGTGTAGGCGGTCGCGCCGAACAGAAGATCCTGAATCTTCTTGCTGCTGTAGTTGGCGAGCGATCCTGCCATCATCAGAACGTTGTCCTTCAGATCACCCTTGAACAACTTGTCGATGTACTTCTTGATCGGCAGGTCAAAGTCCTGCCAGAACATCTCCGCCCCGACACGAGTCGGGACCCACGGCGATGTAGGCGCGATGAGCCTGGGCTTCTCCGGCATCCAGATGCCAGGCAGTACTATTGCGCTATCCACTGTATCCCTCCGTGTGGCCGCTGATCCTTGCCGATTGCGCATCCGGGAGCGACCTCAGCCGAACGCCAGTTGGCGAGTTCGGATCGTAGTTGGGATCGTCTTCGGAGATCTCCCAGTGATGCTCCATGCCTACCGGAGCATCATCGGGGCTACTGCCTGCATAACCCGGAGCATCAGGGTCTTCAGACTGCGTACCAGACATCTCTGCAAACCGTTCGTGATGCCGATCATTGTGCGACGGCTCGCCTGGCTGCAGAAAGACGTAACTGCCTTCGATGTAGGCAACAGGTTGACCAGAATCAGGACCCTCATCAGCCAACAGATTCCCGTTGCCATCGGCGACGAGCCTGCCGTGGTAAATTCCTCCAGCCATCATTCTCCTTCCAGAAGAAGAGCGGAGCCAAGTACCTGGTCTGCGGATGCAAGTACCGGACTCCGCTCTTCAGACATCGGCTCAGTCCTCGCTCGTAGCCGTGGTGAGCATGGAATCAAGCCGATCCGTGACGCCTTTGCGCGGATCGACACCCTTCGTCTGCGCAGCTGCAACCTCAGCATCATATACCTTGTTAATGCTGTCGGCGTCTCCTTCAGTTGCCAGCGCCACAGTCTCGTTGACACTCAGCTTGTTCTCGACGATGTAATCGGCAAGCTCGTCGGTGCTGAGGGTTGAGGTCTGTGGCCCTTCACCCAGAGCAGGCGTAACGACGCCCTGGGTGGCCGCCTGATGCTGGCCAAACGTCTCCAGCAAAGCAGCCTGCGGTCCATCGTACGTGCCATCACGGATCGCTGCTGCGTCTTCGTCGGAGAAGAATGCGTCGAGCTCCTCACCACGAGCCACGCTGGTCTCGTCGTTGATGTCGACATCTTCACCGAAGTGACTGATCCGCTCTGTACGCACTTCCTCACTCGGGTCGATGGGCGACTCGACGTTCTCGAACCAGGTGAAGAGACGCACTTTGATGATCTTCTGTGCCATCTCTCCCTCCCTACGTCAGTCCGGTGAACTTGAGGACAGCGTACATGTTGTTGGCGTACATCAGAGGACGGAC